TATGAGTGGTATACCTCAGGTCCACGTCAGCGTTTACAACCAGGTGGTGCAATTGTTGTTGTCATGACACGATGGTCAGAAAAAGATTTAACAGGGCAATTGATTCGAGCTCAGGCAAAAAGTGAACGTGGTGATCAATGGGATGTCATTGAGTTTCCTGCCATCATGCCGAGCGGTAATCCTGTCTGGCCAGAGTATTGGAAAGCAGAAGAATTATTAAAAGTAAAAGCAGCCATCAGTGAAAGCAAATGGCAAGCCCAGTATCAACAAAATCCTACTTCCGAAGAAACAGCAATCTTAAAAAGAGAGTGGTGGAAAAAATGGGATAAACCCATACCCCAAATGTTGCATACTATACAATCTTATGACACCGCTTATTCTTCTAAAGAATCAGCAGACTACTCTGCTATAACGACATGGGGTGTGTTCCAACACGAAGGAATGCTCGGAACGGGAGTCTTGCTTCTTGATGCAGATAAGGGTAGATGGGACTTTCCTGAATTAAAAAAGATCGCATTAGAAAAATATAAATACTGGGATCCTGATACTGTCATCATTGAAGCAAAAGCTTCTGGTATGCCATTGACACAAGAATTGAATAGATTAGGTATCCCAATATCTAACTTTACACCCAGTAGGGGTAATGATAAGTTGACAAGGGTGAACTCTATCGCTCCTATATTTGAATCAGGCAAGGTATTTTTTCCTGATTATGAGTGGGCACATGAGTTGATTGAAGAGTGTGCAGCGTTCCCTTTTGGGGAGCACGATGACTATGTGGATAGCACGACACAGGCATTGATGCGATATCGTGCAGGTAATTTTGTAGAGTTAGATGATGATTATATTGATGACTCTAGGGAATATAGAGAGTATGAGTATTATAACTGATGACTAAACAACTTGAAAAATTTATTGGGAAACTGACAAAAGAAGCAGGGATACCTGTAGAACCTTTTAAAGATGCAGTAGGCACTGTTGATGATTTGTTCGGAACTAATGTTGAGGCAACAGAAGGTCTATTACCTTCTTCAAGATCAGTAAATGTTCCTGATGAACAATTCCCTGTTGGTAAATTTAGAATAAAAGAAACAGGGGTTGAAGCTTTGAAAAAGGGTGGAACCTTTCTTGGTTTAGCTAATACAAAAGAAGCTGTAAAAATTGCAAAGAAGTTAGGCTTTGAACCAGGTATGGTTATTGATGTTGAAACATTAAATCAATATCCTGAATTAAAAAATGCCATCACACAAAGTCGAGATTACATTGAGGCAAGTTTACCCGCAGGTACAACTTTTCCAAAACCAAAAGCGGATGAAACTTTTGATGTTTATTACAAAAGAGTAAAAGATATGTTTCCAAGCGGAACTTCTATGGTGGCATTGATGAATGAATCTGCAAAACAATTTCAATTAAGGTATCCAGAATTCAAAGCAGGACCAAAACTTTTAGAATTGATAAATGAGGGCACCATACCTTTTGACTTAGAAGGAGAAATACAAAGAGGATTAAAAATTCCTGATCCCAAAAACAAAGGTGTTAAAAAAATTATTACTGAACTGTTAGAAAATAATAAAGGTTATTTGACTGTTGCAGATTCAATTGATCCTTACATTGATGACTTAGTTAAAAATTTTGCACAATCTGATTATGATAAGTTTGCTGTTGATCTAAGAAATTCTATAGATCCCTCTACAAATAAACCCTACACTAGAGAAAAAATTAAAACTCTTGTTGCAAACAGACTTAAGTTTGCTGTAGCTCAATATTACAATACTCAAGTGACTCCAGATATTATTAATAGTGTTTATGATAGCATGAGAGGTAGCACCTCTGCTGTAAATGCAGAAAAAATAGCTGAGAATAAATTTAAAACAATCGCACCAAAAAAATTAGCTGCTTTCACAACAGCGATTGTTAGTCTTGCAAAATCTGGTGGAGCATCAGAGCTATTAAGCTTAGGTTCTAAAGCTGCACTTGGTACAGGTATAGGAGCAGGATTAGAAGTACTATTTCCTAATGAAGCTCAAGCAGCAGAATTTATGACACCTAAAGAGCGTGGTGAATTATTAGTTAAACAAAAATTTGGTATTGATTCCTTATGAAAAAAGTAGTCGTAAAAAAGAAAAAGCCCGTTAGAATAGTACGACCACGTGGCTTTGAATTAATGAAACCGAATAAAAGACCAAAGACAAGGATGTATGATGGCAGTTGATAACAGAATTACTACAGATATAAATTACAATGAAGATAAAATTGAAGTAGAGGGTGATCCATTAGAAATTATTCAACCAGGATCAGAAGAAGAAGTGAGAGAATTTGTAGAAGATGCACAAGGTAATATGCAACCTTTTGTAGATAATGCAAATCCCGAGGAAGGACACGATTCCAATTTAGCATTATATTTATCTGATGAAGATTTAGATTCTATCTCTATAGAATTAATGACAGCTATTGAGGAAGATAAAAGTTCAAGACAAGATTGGGAAACACAATACACAAAAGGTTTAGATTTATTAGGTTTCAAATATGAGGAACGCACCAGACCATTTAGAGGTGCTTCTGCTGTCACACACCCTGTGCTCTCAGAAGCGGCGGTACAGTTTCAATCACAAGCATACAAAGAATTATTACCTGCAAATGGTCCTGTAAAAACATCCATCATTGGTCAGTCAAATGAACAACTTGAGGAACAAGCTCAACGTGTAAGAGATTATATGAATTATCAAATTACTTATGTAATGAAAGATTATGAAACCGAGACTGATCAAATGCTTTTCTATTTACCCTTAGCAGGATCAGCTTTTAGAAAAATATTTTATGATTCAACAGAAGAAAAAGCTCGTTCACAATTTGTACCTGCTGAGGATTTGGTTGTACCATACGGTGCAAGTTATTTAGATGACGCTGAAAGAGTGACTCATATCATTAAGATGAATGAGATTGAGCTTAAGAAAAAACAAATATTTGGAATGTATCGAGATGTTGATGTCAGACCTTTTAACGAAGATGATCAAGTGCAAGATAAGTATGATTCAATCGAAGGTGTTAAATCAAAAGGGTATACCTCTGATATGTACACCCTATATGAGAGTCATTGTTATTTAGATTTACCAGGATACGAAGATCCTGATGGGCAAAAATTACCATACATCGTTACCGTTGATGAGAGTAGTAATAAAGTTTTATCTATTTATAGAAACTACGAACAAGGAGATCCTTTAAGAAAGAAGAAAGCATATTTCGTGCATTACAAATTCCTTCCTGGCTTAGGGTTTTATGGTTTTGGTCTTATTCATATGATAGGTGGTTTGTCAAGAACTGCCACAGTAGCTCTGCGTCAATTATTAGATGCAGGTACCCTAAGCAATCTTCCCGCAGGTTTTAAAGCTAGAGGCATACGCATAAGAGATGATGATCAACCTTTACAACCAGGTGAATTTAGAGATGTGGATGCACCGAGTGGCACAATACAAGGTTCTTTAATTAATTTACCTTACAAAGGTCCTGATCAAACATTATTTGCTCTGCTTGGTTTTTGTGTTGATGCAGCAAAACGATTTGTATCAGTTGCTGACTCAAAGATAGGAGATGCACAAATTAATCAAAACGCTCCTGTTGGAACAACTGTAGCTCTTATGGAACGTGGCACAATGGTCATGAGTTCTATTCACAAGAGATTACACAATTCTCAAAAACAAGAATTTCAATTATTAGCAAAAACATTCCAATTATTTTTACCACCGACCTATCCATATAGCGTGGGCAATGTAAATCCTGCAATCAAGCAACAAGATTTTGATGACAGAATTGACATCATGCCTGTTAGTGATCCAAGTATGTTTTCAATGTCACAGCGAATTGCAATGGCACAGACTCAATTACAAATGGCACAAACAGCACCTGAATTACATAACTTAAGAGAAGCTTATAGAAGAATGTATGTTGCATTAAGGATTCCTAACATAGAACAAATTTTACCAGATCCACCGCAACCACAGCCAATGGATCCAGGTATGGAAAATGCAAACTCAATGAGAAATTTACCTTTACAAGTTTTTCCTGGACAAGAACATATGGCACACATCAAAGCACATCAAATTTATATGAGTTCTAATTTAGTAAAAAATAATATGGCCGTGTTAATGGTTTTACAGGCACACATACAAGATCATATCTCAGCAATGGCAAATGAGGAAATACAAGCAAGTGCACAACAAAAATTACAAGAGGCACAACAACAAGGTGTTCAATTAAGTCCTGAAGAAACACAAGCAATACAAGTTGAATCACAAAATGCTATCGCTAAAAGAATTGTAGAACTAACTCAACAGTTAGTCGAGGAGGAAAAACAGATGATGCCTGATGCGGGTAAAGATCCATTGGTAAATTTAAAAGAAGAAGAACTAAATATAAGAAAAGCTGATTTAATTAGAAGGACACAAGATGATCAGAATGATTCAACAATGGAAATTGCAAGATTAGCTCAAAAAGATGAAATTGATAAAGAAAAAATTGAAGTTTCTAGGGAGAGAAATGCTATTAACATTGCAAAAAACATGTTAGGCTCATGATATGTCAATTAAAATACCAAAATTAGATACCAAAGAGAAAAAAGTTCTTAATACATCAGGTAAAGTTAGAAGATATAAAGCACCATCAAGGTCATCTTTGATGAAAAAATTTTCAAAACTTAAAAAAGGCAATAAAGGAACAGCTTTAGACAAAAACTTACGAGCAAAAATGATAAAAAATGTGTTAGCTAATACAAAAAAAGCATAAAAATGGATAAAAAACAAAAAAAAGTGAAAAAAGTTATGAAAGAATTCAAAAATAAAAAGTTAAATATAGGAAAATCAAAAAAAAAAGTGAAAAACAGAAAACAAGCCATAGCAATAGCGCTATCAGAAGCAGGAATATCAAAAAAAAGCTAATGTCAGACAAAAAATTACAAAAATACATGACAGATTTAGACTCTTTCATGCGTAGACCCTCTCTTACTGATGAAGATAGAATAATTTTAGCTACTGCGATGCTTTATACAACAAGGATTGTGTATGAAGAAAATTATGGGGCTGATATCGCAATTAATTTAATTGACACATTAGGGGGAAGCAAGGTACAGTATCAGAAACCTACAGTACATTAAGAGGTAATTATGATGAAAGAAAAAAGCATAGACAAAGGACAGTTTCAGATGACTGATAAGTCTAAAGTGCCTTTTAAATTAGCACCTACTGATCCTGCAAAGTCTAAAACACAAGGACAGTATTCTGTTCAGGTAAAGAAAGTTCCTTTTAAGGGGGTATTCTAATGAAAGACATGATCATAAAGATGTGGCACGACCACCCAAAGAAAAAATGGCTCGTAATCGGTATAGTTATCGGTTGGGCTGCTGCACAATTCATCTAATCAATGTTATCAAAATTATTAGGCGGATCTTTAGTAGACACTGTCGGTAAAGTTATTGACAGTGTCCACACCTCAGAAGAAGAAAAACTCGCCGCAAGAAATAAACTCAAAGAACTAGAAAACGAAATCAATTCCAAACAAATGGATATTAATTTAGCTGACGCTAAGTCTACAGCCACAGGCTTTGGTGGTATGATGCAGCGGTCGTGGCGCCCCCTCATCGGGATGTCCTGTGCCCTAGCGATATTGTGGGAATTCGTATTAAAACAATTTATCGTTTTCATTTTAGCTGCTTTCAGCATTCAACATAACCCGCTTCCAGAGCTTGATATGTCGACTTTATTCCCGCTCGTCACAGCTTTACTCGGAATGTCCGGGCTCCGCTCTTGGGAAAAAAGTAAAAAGCTCACTAAATGAGCGCATGAGAAAACAAACTCAGGGTAATGCTATTGAACATGTAGTCAAAAAGACTACAATAGGAAATGGTCGTATAAGCACATCTACGATGAATAAACATAAACGAAGAAGTTATAAAAAGTATAGAGGACAGGGCAGATGACAAAAAAGAAATCTACAGTAAATAAGGCAGGTAATTACACGAAACCTTCTATGAGAAAAAGATTATTTAGTAGAATTAAGGCAGGTTCAAAAGGTGGAAAGCCTGGACAATGGAGTGCAAGAAAAGCTCAATTATTAGCCTCTGAATATAAGAAAAAAGGTGGCGGCTATAAAAACTAATGGCTTTGAAAAAATCACAACAAAGTTTAAAAGATTGGGGAAAGCAGAAATGGCGTACATCTTCTGGTAAACCATCAAAAGGAAAAAGAAGGTATCTTCCTGATGCAGCTTGGAAGTCACTTACTGCGGGAGAAAAAGCTGCAACCAACAGAGCGAAAGCAAAAGGTAACAAGAAAGGAAAACAATTTGTTAAACAACCTAAAAACATTGCTAAGAAAACTGCTAGGTTTAGATAAACCTAAAAAAGATGAACATGAAGAAAAGGAGAACTGGGGAATATGATTAAAATTACAGATTCACTTCGAGAAAGAGTACGTATCCATGAAGGCTGCGTTCTGGAGCCTTACCTCGATAGTTTGGGAAAATTAACTGTGGGCATTGGGCATCTCGTACAAGCACATGAAAGAAAAAGATTTCAAGAAGGCGTAAAAATAACACAAGAAGAAGCAGATGAGTTGTTTGATATTGATTTAAATAGAGCTGCCGCAGGTGCAGATGATTTAATTTTAAAAAAAATAGGTAGTCATGATGATTTGCCTCAATCAATCCAAGAAGTCTTGGTCGAGATGGTGTTTCAATTGGGGGCTACAGGTGTCAAACAGTTCCGCAACATGTGGGCTAGTTTAAAAGAGAAAGATGGAGAAATGGCAGCCATGCACATGAAGGATTCACGTTGGCACAAACAAACAAAAAACAGATGTGAGTCACTTGCAAAGATTGTTGCTTCTGCAAAATGGACATAATTAAATTAGCAGATCATCTAAGAAAGGTCTTGAAAGTTAAACAAAACGACATTAGTTTATATTTAACTTCAGGTGTTAAAGATTGGGAAGAATATAAACACATGGTAGGTAAATATCATGCATACAACGAAATTTTAGGTGAACTAAATTCGTTGCTAAAAAGAATGGAGCACGACGATGAAGGACTCATTGATTGAGAAACTTCCTAAACCAACAGGTTGGAGGCTATTAATTCTCCCCTACAAAAGAAAAGAGAAAACTAAAGGCGGTATAATTCTAACTGATCAATCTTTAGAGGAATCACAAGTAGCAAGTAGTATTGGTCTTGTTTTAAAAGTTGGACCTGATGCATACAAAGAAAAAGAAAAATTTCCAAACGGAGCTTGGTGTAAAGAAAAAGATTGGGTAATTTTTGGTAAGTATGCAGGATCAAGAATTAAAATTACAGATGGTGAAGTTAGATTAATGAATGATGATGAAATTTTAGGTGTTATTGATAATCCCGAAGATTTCCTAACCATGTAAGGAGGCAGACATGCAACAACAAGAAACCATGCCAGATCAAAATGTCGAAGAAACTGTTGAAGTAACAGTTGATGAAACAAACAAAGCAATTCAAACTACACAACAAGAGCCTGATGTGGAGGTGACTGAAACACCTACCAAAGAGGAAAAACCAAAAGTTGAAGATGAAACTCAGGAATACTCGGCTTCTGTAAAAAAGAGAATTGATAAATTAACAAAAAGACTTCGTGAAGCAGAAAGACGTGAAGAATCTGCCTTACAATATGCTCAAGGTGTTCAAAAAGAGGCCAACGACATAAAGTCTAAATATGAAACATTAGATAAAAATTATATAGATGAATTTGGATCTAGAGTTAACAACCAATTAGATTTAGCAAAAAATAAATTAAAAAATGCTATTGCAACAAGAAATGTTGATCAACAAATTGAAGCTAATGAAGAAATAGCTAGATTAACGATTGATGCTGAACGAATTAAATATTCGAAACAATTACAAGATCAGAAAAAACCTGAGGAAAATGTACAAAATCAGGTAGAAAATCAAGTAAACCAACAAGTGCCAAAAGCGAAAGCTGATCCTAAAGCAGTGGAGTGGGCAGAAAAAAATGATTGGTTTGGAGAAGATCCTGTGATGACTGAAGCAGCTAAAGCAATTCATAAAAATCTTGTATTGCAAGAAAAGATTGATCCATCATCAGATTTATACTATGATGAGCTCGATAAGAAAATTCGTGAATACTTCCCACAAAAATTTAATCAAGGGGGAAGTCCAGAGGTGGCAAAAGTCGCTCAACCTGTAGCCTCTGCAACACGCACAAACAAAGCATCTGGGCGTAGGACAGTCAAGTTGTCCCCTTCTCAAGCCGCAATGGCAAAGAGATTAGGAGTAACACTTGAACAATATGCTAAATACGTGAAGGAGGCATAAATGGAAAAACAAAGACAAACAAATACTAAGACTTCACGCTCGAAAGAAACCCGTGAAAATACAATAGTTCGTAAAAGAGGTTGGGTCCCTCCATCATCACTTCAAGCACCCGAGCCACCTGAGGGCTTTCACCATCGGTGGGTACGTGCTGAAATGCGTGGTATGTCTGATGATAAAAACATCATGGGTAGACTACGTTCAGGATATGAATTTGTTAGGGCAGATGAATATCCAGACAGATTTGATTTACCAAAATATGAAGATGGTAAATACAAAGGTGTAATAGGAGTTGGTGGTTTAATACTGATGAGATGTCCTATGGAAGTTAAACAGGATCGGGATGAATATTTCCGTCAACAAACTCAAGGACAAAATGATTCGGTAGAGAATGATTTATTTCGTGACGAACACCCTAGTATGCCAATCCATGCGGATAGGCAAAGTAAGGTGACTTTTGGAGGCGGAAAAAAATAGTTTCCTTAAGTCGTTTATTAACAACTTAGACATAAGGAGTCCAAGATGGCAAATATAAATAGCTTGTTTGGTTTTCGTTCAGTCAAGAAACTCGGTGCGGGATATAATGCTTCTGCACAAAACGAGTATGTAATTGCAAGTAACGAAACCAACGCAATATTTCAGGGTGATCCAGTTGTGCTTAATGCAAACGGTTCAATCTCTGTAGGTTCCACTAAGGGTGCTGAGTTGATAGGGATTTTCAACGGTTGTTTTTATACTGATCCAACGACACAAAAACCAACCTATTCAAATTACTATCCAGGTGCAATAGTGGCAGACGATATAGTGGCTAACGTAATTGATGATCCAAACGCACTTTTTGAAGTGAAAGTGGATGATACAAATGCGGGTCAAGCGCAAGTAGGAAGTAATGCAAACATTGCAACTTACTCTGCGGGTTCAACAAAAGATGGTGTATCAAATGTTGCAATTGATGGCGGTTCATTCGCTACATCAAATGCAGCAAACTTTAGAGTAGTATCTTTATCTACTGATGTAGATAACAATGATTATAGTTCAGCAAATGCTTCAATCATTGTGAAGATTAATAAACACTCTTTTACTGATACAACAGGCGTATAAGGAGGTTAAATTATGGCTATATCAAGACAACAGCTAGTCAAAGAACTAGAGCCAGGTTTGAACGCTTTATTCGGCCTGGAGTATGATAAATACGAAAATGAACATGCAGAAATCTTTGATCAAGAAACATCAGAGAGAGCTTTTGAAGAAGAAGTAATGCTAGTTGGTTTCGGTAATGCAAGAACAAAAGCTGAAGGAGCAGCGGTCACTTTTGATCAAGCTCAGGAAAGCTTTACTTCTCGTTATTCACACGAAACTATTGCTTTAGCATTTGCTATTACTGAAGAAGCTGTTGAAGATAATCTTTATGACAGACTTTCTGCAAGATATACACGTGCCTTAGCAAGATCAATGGCTTACACAAAGCAGATTAAAGCTGCTGACGTGTTAAACAATGCTTTTGCAGCATCAGGTGCAGCAGGTACAAATCCTGGTGGTGACGGTGTTTCACTTGTAAACGCAGCTCACCCAACATCTCTCGGTGGAACTTTCTCAAACAGAAATTCAACAGACGCTGACCTTAATGAAACTTCATTAGAACAGGCTCTTATTGATATTTCACAGTTCATTGATGAAAGAGGATTATTGATTGCAACAAGAGGAAGAAAATTAATTATTCCTGTACAATTACAATTTGTTGCTGACAGAATCTTAAACTCACCAGGAAGAACAGGAACTGCTGACAATGACATTAATGCATTAAGAAACATGAACATGATTCCTGAGAGTTATGTAGTAAATCACTATTTAACAGACACAGACGGTTATTTCATTAAAACTGATGCACCAAATGGCTTTAAGCACTTTGTAAGAACTCCATTATCAACAGCTATGGAAGGTGACTTCGATACAGGTAATGTAAGATACAAAGCGAGAGAAAGATACAGCTTCGGCTTTTCAGATCCTCGTTGTGTATACGGCTCACAAGGTTCCTAGTGAACACATAGATATTCATATCTATTTCCTCCTTTTAAGGGCGGTTGTCTTTGACTCCGCCCTTTTTTTATGTCATATTTAAATTTCTAGCATACAAATTACACAAACTGGCTAGACAGACGATATAGAGATTGTGTGATTATGGTCTATATAACCAAGGAGGTTTATTATGGCAAATACAACTTTTGACGGACCAGTAAGATCGAAAAACGGTTTTATTAATTTAGGTCCAGATGCAGTTCCTGCTTTAACAGCAGCAACAGATTTAACAGTTGCTGATCATGCAGGTAGATTAGTAACAATGGATCCTGTAGGAACACCTACAGCAATAACAATACCTGCAATTAATTCAACAGCAGATAGTGCTATAGCAGGTCCAGGCAGTGATCCAAACAATCCGAATACAATCGGAACAACTTTTGAGATTTTATTCATTGATGATTTTACAGGAACAATAAAAACAGCATCCACAGATGATAAATTTGTTGGTGGTGTAACTATTGGTATTGATGCATCAGTAGCAGGTAAACAGTTTATTCCCGCTACAGCAAACAATGAAGTAAATCTTAATGGAGAGGCAGGAGCTTCTGTCGCTACTACAGGTGGTTTGAAAGGTTCTTACATTAAGTTTACTGCTATTGCAGCAAACCTATATTATGTATCAGGTGAACTTGTTGGTTCAGGATCTATCGCAACACCTTTTGATACCCAATAGGAGTAAGTTATGTTTGGATATAAAACATCAAAGGTGACTGCAACAGGTGATGTGACTAGTGGACCTGCACGATTAATAGCAGTACATGCTGTTTGTGGAGGAACCGCAGGAAGCATTGTGCTTAAAGATGCTAGTGGTGGGGAAACTAGATTTGATATTGATACACCTGCAAGTGCAACTCAAATGGTTGAAACTTACATAGGTGATAGCGGTATTAGATTTCAGACAAAAATCCATGCTACATTAACAAACATTACTTCATTAACCTGTATTTTTAGTAATGGCTAAAGATAAGCAACCACCTAAAACAAAAAAATATTTCCGCTCCACCAAAAGTGGGGCGGGAATGACTAAAGCAGGTGTCGCTCGTTATAGACGAGAAAATCCTGGTTCTAAATTAAAAACTGCTGTGACAGGTAAAGTAAAACCTGGTTCAAAAGCAGCAAAAAGAAGAAAATCGTTCTGTGCTAGAAGTGCAGGACAAATGAAAAAGTTTCCCAAAGCAGCAAAAGATCCTAACTCAAGATTAAGACAAGCTCGTAAAAGATGGAGGTGTTAGATGAAACAAGATTGGTTTATGTGGTTAATTTCAGCAATCTTAATAACTTTTGTTCTTTTTTTAGGTTTTCAAAAAAAATCCTACGCTGAGACCAATACCGTGTCGAGTACGGTAGTAAACAATACACCCCCAACAGCGAATGCACCGGTTCTACCGAACTCAAATAGTGATATTTGTAAAGTTGGTGTGGGCGGTGCCGTTCAAAATAATGTCTTAGGTATTGCTACAGGCGTTCTAATAGACGATGAGCTGTGTCAACTTCTTAAGCTTAGTCGCAGCCAATATGCTTTTGGCATGAAAGTCTCGGCGGTGGCCCTACTATGTCAGGACCCCCGTGTTTGGACAAGCATGATGGATGCAGGGACCCCGTGCCCTGTTCAAGGACTCATCGGGGCGGAAGCTGCCGCATATTGGGAAGCAAATCCAGATAAGATTCCAGACGGTAGTAGATATAAACTAGAATATATTGCTGCTAATAAACCAGAACCAAAGGAGTTTAGTGATGCACAAAATGCTAGTTTGTTTAAAGCTTTGTTTGTTCTTACTACTGGTATCCTCTTATTCTAAAGCAGACTGTTTACCTGACATTGAAGGTCTTTGCACTCCAGGAGTTACAATTACTGAAGAAGAGAGTGTCGTTATAACTGAAGAAGATAAAGGCACAGAAATAATTACAACCACAACAACGACAACCACCACAACAACCACGACTGTCACTAATGAAGATTCTGGTAATATTTTAGATAGTAATAATGGTTATGTGACATCTGTTGATGACGGTTCCATGAACATAGATTGGGGTGGGCAAGGTCCTGCTAGTATACCTAGTGGAAATACTTGTGGTGAGTTAGGTGCCGATAGGTGTGCACAGATTACAGGATCAGGAAACAATACATCAATAATGGGTGTGTCTGGAATGGGTACAACTTTTATAATACAAAACATTGACATTTCAGATTTACAAATAGATAAGGGTGGGCAAGTAAAATATACAATTGAGGTTGATAAAAGAGATGCTCAAGATCGAATCTACATGCACATTACAGGAACTGATGGTAGCAACACAGTCTTTTCAGGAACTGATGTACTGTCTGAGAGTGGAGTTGCCTCAGGTTATCAGTCATATGACGGGACTTTCGATTTCAGTGGCGTTTTAAATAAAATAACAGTTGAGGTAGGTGGAAGAGATATAAACCTTGCCATAGGTCCCTTATTTGACGATGTCACAATTAATGTTTTTTACAATGTGATAAATACTATTATCACACAGCAAATTACAACTATTGAAGAAATATATTACCTTAATCTCTTTGATTCCGTTGAATTAGACTTTGTTGAAGAAGTTTTTGAATTCAATGATGTAAGCATGAATGAGGGAGAAATAGAATTTACTCCGATTGAAGCTCCTGTAGAAGAAATAACAGTTGCAAGTGTAGAATTAGAAATAGCTGAAATTGAAATAAATTTACCTGAGCCAGAGGTTGAAATTGTTGAAGTAGAAACAGAAGTTGAGATGGAAATTGAAATGGAGATGGAAGAAGTCCTAGTTGTTGAAGCTGAACCCGAAGAAGAAATTACCGAAGAACCTCAAGAAGAATCACAGGAACCAGAACAAGAACAACCGCAAACAGCACAAAAAGAAGAAGATCCAGAAGAAACGGTAGAAGAAGAGAAGTCATCAGAGCCTAAAGTATCAAAGAAAGAAAAAGCTGCCACCAAAATTGTTAAGAAGATTGATGATAAGGCAAGATATGATGACGCTGCACAAACAAAAACTTTAATTGTTATGCAAATATTAGGTAATACAAAAACTTTCTTTGATGCACAATCCACAATAGTTGATACGAACGTTACAGAGTATTTAAACAAGACAATAGATGATCAGTATGGTATGTTGTTTAACATGGCTCAAGATAATACAATCCAGGAGATGATAGATGCCCAGTATTGAGTATGCGGGGATGAAGGTATCTGGGGGGAAGGTGTTCGCCATTCTTACCCTTTTAGGTGCCCTAGGCTCAGGTGCATGGGCAGTTTTTAATTTTTATTCGGACTATCTTTCAATGAAGGAAAAAATTTTGGAGTATACCGAGCCAGACCTTTCTGGTTTTGATAAGAAGATTGCACTTGTAGAGAGTAGCACAAACGCACAAATGGAGATTGTTTCACAAAAGGTTGAAGGTTTAAAAAGTGAGCTTGATATAGTTTTAGAAGAAATAAACCTAATTAGTAATGTTAGTAGGGAACTTAAAGACGACCTTAAAACAGATCTTCGCAATATGGAGCAAGACGTGCGTCATATCACTGAGATTGTAAATGATGTTGAGGATAGACAAAAAGAAGATACTAGAGAGCTTATGGATGAGCTAAAACTTATAGAAGAAAATCTTGAATTAAGCGTTGACAAAGCACTAAATAACCCTTTAAGTGGTATGAGTGCAAAAACAAAATAGGAGTATACCGTGTGTAAATGTTGTGAAGATTACGAGTGTATTTGTAAAAAATGAAATTAGAAATTAAAACAGTTTTACCATATCTAGTGTTATTTGGCACTTTAGCCATGACATGGGGTATGTGGTCTGAACGTCTTAATGCAGTAGAAAAGAAGGCAGACAGTGTTGCAAAAATGCAACAAGATATAGCTGTTATAAAAGAAAAAATTCTTCAAATGGATGACAGAGTTATGTGGATAGAAGAGTTTTTAATAAAAACAATTGACTATTGATTTCAAAAAAAACTAAAGATTTAATATCTAAAGAGGTAAGACTTTGGTCAGAACATTATTTAGAGGTACCTAATATACATCTAAATAGGCTACCTGCTTGTCCCTACGCAAAAAAAGCCTGGACTGAGGATAAAGTTGATATTCAACATAGGAATCCTGATAAGGGATATACACGAGATTTACATACATATGTGAAAAAAATAGATTTTGAAAAGAAAGAAATCCTAATTTTTTGTGATGTTTTTTTTAAAGAATACAGCTTGAATGCTTTTCAAAAAATAATAGATAATTTTAACAATCAGTATAACAAAAAAGATATTTACTTTTTGGGCTTTCATCCAAAAAATCCACCTACAGAACAAGATCAAGAGTTTCTTTTAAATCCTACTGGAGATCAGTCAAATTTACCTAGATCAACAATAGATTTTTCTATGATGCTAATACAAAAGTTCTCGCAATTATATGAGGCATCTGATAGATTAAAACGTATGGGTTATTATGACAAATGGCCAAAAGAGTATTACGATGATGTAGTGCTGTCTAGACAACAATTATATAAAAAGCTTTTTAAGTAAGGAGGCTATTATGAGAAAAAAAATGGAAATGATGCGTGGCGGCGGTATGATGAAAAAAATGCGTGGCGGCGGTATGATGATGAAAATGCGTGGTGGCGGAATGGCCAAGAAAAAGCAAGTAGTCAAAAAAAAGAAAAAAACAGCAAAAAAGAAAAAGTAAAGAATGGCCACATCAGGAACAACAACATTTAATTTAGAAATTGATAAGGTTATAGAAAGAGCTTATCGAAGAGCAGGAAAATCATTACGCACAGGTTATGATTTAGAAGCTGCACGTGATAATTTAAATTTGTTGTTCTCTGAGTGGGCAAATAGAGGATATAGTTTATGGAAAGTGCAAAATCACACACAGAATTTAACTGCTTCAACTAATCAATATACAGCACCTTCCAACGCTGATGATATTTTAGAAATGGTATTTAGACAAACAACTGGAGGAAATCAAACTGATACAACAATGACAAAGATTTCTAGATCTGAATATCAAAATATTCCAAATAAAGAATCAACAGGAACACCGACACAATTTTATGTGCAAAGGAATTTATCAAACGTAACAATAACAACTTATCTAACACCTGATACAACTGATACACAAATTAATTATTGGTATGTACAAAGGATTGAGGATGTGGGTAAATATACAAACACACCTGATGCTCCTTTTAGATTTTTACCTTGTATGGTATCAGGACTAGCTTATTACCTATCTCAAGAAGTAAATCCTGCATTATCAGGTGAGTTGGAAAGAAGATATGAATCAGAATTAGCAAGAGCTATTACTGAAGATTCACAATCTACATCTGTAAATATTGTTCCAAAGAATTTTTATCCAGGTGTATAATGGCATATGCAGTAGGAAAATATTCAGAAGCTATATGCGATCGATGTGGATTTGAAGTAGATTATTTAGAGCTCAAGGAAGAGTGGAATGGACTTCTAGTTTGTCAAGAATGTTATGAACCAAAACATCCACAACTTGAACCACCTTATGCTAGTGCAGATGCAGAAGCCTTAGAAAATCCTAGACCTCAAGTCCAGTTAGCAATGACTGTGACAGCAGGTGCTCCTAATGATACCTTTTTTAACAGTCAAGGAATGCTCCCGTCAACACCTAGTAGACCCTTGATAATAGGAACAAAGTTGGGTAGAGTGAGTGTAGAAATATCATGAATTATAGTGAATTATTAACAAATGTAAGAGATTATACTGAAGTGACAAGTGATGTCTTATCAAATTCAATCATAAATGTTTTTATTACTAATGTTGAAAATAAAATTGATAGAGCTATAGATTCAGATAGTCAAAGAAGATATGCTACAACATCTCTTGAAATAAATAATTCTTTTATTGATGTATCTGGGCCAGAAGGTGGCTTTAGATTTGCTAGAGGATTACAATTACATAAAACAGATGGCACAATTGTTTGGTTAAAACAAGTAGATACTACTTTTATTGATGAGTATGCTGTTGAAAGGTCAACCTCAGACGCAAATTTTACAGGAGAGCCAAAATATTGGGCAAATTGGGATAGTACAACTCTTATGGTAGCACCCACTCCTGATGCGGCTTATACTGTTGAAATGTGGTACAATGAAACACCAGAACGACTAGGTAATGGATCAGGATCTACTTCAACAACTACTTTTTTATCTAATAATGCCCCTGAAGTTCTTTTATATGGAACATTAGTAGAGGCTTATTCTTTCTTGAAAAATATTCAAGATATGCAATTATACGAAGCAAAGTTTACGTCTGCACTAAAGTTATTCGCTGATGAGCAGATGGGAAGAAAACGTAGGGATGAGTATGTCGATGGCGTATTACGAATTCCTCTAACATCAATGGACCCTAAGGGAGGTAACTAAAAATGGCAATAAATCAAGCAGTTTGTGCTTCATTTAAAAAAGAGTTATTAGCGGGCGATCATGATATTGATAACGATACAATCAATCTTGCTCTCTACACAAGCTCTGCAACTTTAAATGGAAACACAACAGCATACACAACTTCAAACGAAGTTGGTGCATCAGGAACATACGCAGCAGGTGGTATAACTTTAACAAGTCCAACCATTGGCTTAACAGCAACTAGCGCAACAGCTTCAACAGCATTTGTTGATTTTGCAAACGCAAGTTTTACATCAGCAACAATATCTGCTCAAGCAGCTTTAATCTATAACAGATCATCAGCTAATACTAACGCAGCTATTTGTGTTCTTGATTTCGGTAGTGTTAAGACATCAACAAATGGTACATTTACAATCGCATTTCCTACGAATGATGCTTCAAGTGCTATATTAAGATTATCTTAATATAAGGAGAACAGACCATGGCAGATGCTTGGGGTGAAGGTACCTGGGGGCAAGGCTTTTGGGGTCAACAAAGCTCCATAACAGTATCTGTCACAGGATTATCAACTACAACAGCATTAGGCACGGAAAGTGTCGAAGCTGATTGTCTAGTTACATTAGATTCACTTCAAACAACTTCTGCTTTAGGCTCTGTATTAGCTGAAGCAGAACACGTCATATCTCCCACAGGTGTTTCATTTGAAACACAATTATCAGGAGTATTAGTTCAAGAAGGTGCGGGTGTTGTTCTTGGTAGTTTATCCACTTCTTTTGGTTTAGGAACAGAAACTGCGTCAGGGACAGTTGATGCAGGTTGGGGTAGAAATAATTGGGGATCATTTGCTTGGAATGAAAACATAGAATTTATTACTAACGTCACGAGTGTGACGATGTCTACGGATTTAGGAACTCCGACAGTTGAAGTAGGTTCAGGTGTCATAGTTTCTGTGACAGGCTTAGAGATGACAAGTGCTCTAGGTGATACCACTGAAACAGGAACATCTCTTGTTACTCTAGATAGTCAATTAGTAAGCGTAGCTTTATCAGGAGCGACTGTTTCTGGTGAGGGGAGTGTAGCAGTTGTTGCACCTTCTGATCAATTAGACTTTTCTATTGGAACTCCTGTAATTGACATTTTCACCCAAGTGGATCCTGTAAGTGTTTCCGCAACTACAACCTTAGGAACAGCAACTGTAGAAGCAGATGCTCTCGTTCAACCGACAGGATTAGCTTCAAGTTTTACCACAGGAACTGAGACCGTTGAGGTTGGAACAGGCGTAATTGTAAGTGTTTCTACGGTAGCTTTATCTTTTGCTCAGGGAGAGGAATCTGTATCAGGAGGTGCTGTAGTTAACTTAACAGGACTTGATTTGACAAGTGTCACAGGTAATCCTTTCTCTACTCCATGGGCAAAGGTGGTCACTGGGGCAAGCAATACTTGGACTGAGGTAGATGCAGCATAATAATATTGATAGATTTACAAAAAAAATTATAATCGGAATGGAAAATGGCAAGTACATACTCAGATAGATTGAAATTAGAATTGATGGCCACAGGGGCAAATGCTAATACCTGGGGCACTAATACTAATAATAATTTAAAAACAATTGATGCTTTTGGAGCAGGTTATCTTGCTAAATCAGTAGCAGGTTCAGCGGACATTACTTTATCTTCAAACAATGCTGATCCTACTGCGGAAGCCTCAAAAAAAATAATTGAATTTACGGGAGCTTTAACAGGTGACATAAAAGTATTTATTCCTGCG